GTGCATGTCGTTGCGTTCCCAGTCGCCATGTAGATGCACGAGCGGGACGCCATCGACACGGTCAAACGTGTCTGCTTCAACGAACACAGACAGTTTAGCGAGTGTCATTTTAAATCCGACGAGGCGGCAGGCGGAGATCATGGCCGCGCGGAATGCACCGGCCGGAACGCCAACATGCCCATCCACGCCAATGTGCATGGCGTTGACGCAATCCTCGTCGAAGTCGCGGGCCTCGCGGACTTTTTTACCGCGCGCCGTTGTTCCTTCCGCCATTTTGCCCATCATCATATTTTTGGCTTTTTCGCTGAAGCGGGCCTGCACGAAGGGCGCAGTGCCGATTAGCTTAAAAGCTATTGTATTAATTTTGGGGGCGGTGATTTGGATTGCTTTAGAAGTTTTATCTAACATTTTAGTTTTCCTGTTATTTAACCCCCTGTGCGTCAGGGTCCGATTGGGGGAAGCCCCAATTACTGTATGGTTTCAACGTAGAAGCGTGCTAACAGCGCTGCCTCCGCGCGACCATTGTCCTTTTTTCTGCTAAATCCTTGATTTTCGGGCCACAATCTAATTGCCAGCGCGCGTGATTCGTCTTTGTCTGACGTCAGGCGGAAGTGCTTTTTCCAGCGCACGGGGCTGACAAGGTGGTAGGGGATCATGCTGGCGGCGACGGTGCCGATCGCGATACCGTAAGCCATACCGAACTTGAAAGTGCTGGCGACGCCTTGGCCAGGCATCGAGTGGACGGCCTCGATCATGGCCGCACTGGGATTATACTTATTGATGAGATGAAATAAACCAGCGCCATCGACCTGATTGCCGGCAACGGGCGTATCGTAGACGGACACGCGGTTTTCTTCTGGGAAGTAAAACGCGACGGCGCCAGAAATGCCAGGATCAATGCCGAGGATGCAGGTCATGCTACTTTGTTCCTATTATTATGTTTGGCAAAGTCTTTGTATCTGATGCGGCCGCTAGACCGCATCATGATTTCGATTTGCATGTGGTAGGGAACTTTATTGCGACTACGCCACTGACGTATAGTGTGGTCGAGGATACCAAGGTCTTTGGCGATCTCCGCAATAATTTGCCACTGCTCAGGTGTCACTTTTTAAATTCTCTTTCCAATGCAGCTTGACCGAGGGGCGTGTCTGATAGCATGCCCAGTGCCGCCATGTAAGTTTCCATGAGGGTTTCCTCTTCCTTGCGCTGCTCGTCGGTCTTCTTGCGCAGGGCAACGACTTTACGCAAAATTTTTGGATCGTAGCCATTGCTTTTTGCTTCGGTGTAGATTTCATTGATTGATTGCGTCAGTAACTTCTTTTCGTCTTCTAACCGCTCAATGCGGTCGATAATGGATTGCAGTTGATTGTTGATCATATTTATTCTCCTATAGATATGATTTGCGCATCTTGTGACAATTTGTCACGAATGTCAACAGCCCCTATTGACGAATTATTTTTATTGCTTCATAAGGGGCAAACCAAATTGAACTGGAATGTAAATGAACAACCCATTTGAGAAGTACAACATCAAACACTTGTCGCCATCACAATGCAATTTGTTTATTGCATCGCCCGCCATGTACGTCATGGAGCGGCTGATGAATGTGCGCACGCAAGTGGGCGCCGCCGCCTTTCGTGGCACGGCCGTCGAGGCTGGGATTGTTCACGGCTTGATGAACTACGCTGACCTGTTCGAGTGTCAGGCCGTCGCCAAAAAAGAATTTGATAAATTGTCTGCACTGTCGTCAGACCCGCGCCGCGATAAGGAGTATGCGGCAATTCCGGAAATGGTTGAGCAGGGATTGTCGGAACTGCGCCCATACGGAAAACCGAGCAGCACGCAGGGCAAAATTGAATATCACGTCGAGGGTTTGGCCGTGCCGCTCATTGGCTTTTATGACCTTGAGTGGGAGAATCACGGCGTGCTTGTTGACTTGAAAACAACGCACGCACTACCGTCGAAGATTAGCACGAACCACGCGCGTCAGGTGGCGCTGTATGTCGCGGCGCGTGGCGATAATTTGGATGCGCGCATTACTTACGTCACTTCAAAGAAAGTCGCGACATATCAGCTGGAAAACAAGCGCGAGCACGTTAAGGCGCTTGAGCGCGTGGCGTTAACCATACAACGATTTTTATCCCAGAGCGACGACCCGAAGGAGTTGGCGCAATTGGTTGTCCCTGACGTTGACAGTTTTTATTTTAATGATCCCGCAACACGCCAAGCGGCGTTTGAGATATGGGGCATGTGAGCTTCGCCCGCGTGGGCAAGAGCAAGCCGCTGGCTAGATAGCGGCATTTTGTAGAAGGACTGATAAAATGGCACTTGGATTAAATTTATCTTCTGGTGGTGGTAACTACCTCCCAATTTGCAAGTTTGACTGCCGCGCCGGTCGCATGTTCAAGAGCGACAAAGTGGACGGCTCGTGGACCCAAGTCGATATTACAAAAAACTTTAAGGCTGTAATGGACTTAGAAAATGTCGAAGTTGGTTGGATTAAGTTTGACGGTGGCGCCCCTGACTTTGTGATGAACCACATCGGTGAGGGACTGCCAGAAAAGCCATCCGACATGCACCGTCAGGGCGTGCGGTTGGTGATTAAATTGAATAAGAGCTGCGGCGGTGACGTGCGCGAATTAGCGGGCAATGCCAAGGCGCTCTTAGCAGGGGTTGACGCGCTCCACGACCTTTACGAGGAGGGACTCGTAAATAACAAGGGCAAACTGCCTGTCGTGGCGCTCGCCGACACGGTTGCAGTGTCAACCGGAGAGGGCGCAACAAAGAGCACGAACTACCGTCCCGTGTTCGAAATTACCGGCTGGGTTGACCGCCCAGACGACCTTGTGCCGTCATCGCGTCCGTCTTCGTCACCGAAAGTGAAGGCGTCCGCACCCACGACTGGATCAACTAAAGTACCCGCGCCGAAGGCTGTCATTGCTGACGACGACGAAGACTTTGGTTGATTGAATTTATGGGAGGGGGCAACTCCTCCCATTTTAATCAATTGGAGCAAACATGAAATTCCTTATAACAATGAACATGCCTGGCAATACGGGCAGGCCAACGCATCAAGTCATTTGCGAGTATCCTGTTGACAGTATTGACGGGTTTATTAACGCGCTCTCGATTAACGATTTTTTAATCGTTGACGAGTATTACCGAGATCCGCAGACTCAAAAGCACTTCAATGCCGGCGAGTTGGGATTAAACTACAGATATGTTGGCAAGGTAAAAGTGTATGATCCAAACCATGCTAAGAATATGCAGGCGGCTATCTGACAGATTGCAGCCGTATCGGACGACAAAAATATATATCAACCAAACGTGTACTACATTCAGGAGTAAGTTTAATGGACTACCAAAACACAATGTCAAAAGCTATTTCGATCTTAAACGAAAGAAGCCGCTACGGCGACCTTATTGATGTGCATACAGAAATTGCAAAGATTGCGTCAACGCTGATTGGTAAGGATTTATCCTTACATGATATTGCAATGATACATCATATAACTAAGTTGGTGCGCATGAAACGCGATAAAACAAATGTGGACCATTATGTTGACGGTATTAATTATCTGGCCTTTGCTTCGGAGTTTGGAGCGGCTTCTGATGTCGAGGCAGACATAAAGGAGATGGCGGCGAAATTTGCACCAATGCCAAAGGCGCCAGTGCCTGACTTGATCGAGGGCAATTAATGGACATGCATTTATTTTTCTCGGCGGTCCTAGGGTTTACCCTAGGATTCGTCTGCTGCGCTCTTATGCTGGACGAGTATTAATGGAAATTTTGTACGGGTGTGAGCACTGCAAATGCACGCTGATGGCGGCCGCTCACGATCGGCACGAGTTTTTTTGTTTGGGCTGTGAGCAAAAAACAGAGCCAGTATTGTTGTATATAGACGGGATATTTGACGATGGACCTGAAAGAGAGACTGCAGTTCGCGATCAACCACAAAGTTGAGAATTGGGAGCTTCTGTCCCAAGCTTTGGGACGTATTGACTTCCTCGAAGAAAGCTATTATGAGTTGGACTTGGAATACCAAATATACAAATCAAAAGTTTATGAAATGAAAAAAAGGAATGACACAAATGACAAGAGATCAGGTGATTGAGTGCGCTAAGGAGCGGACTACAATGAGTAAAGATTTTCGTGTTTTAGTCAGAGTAAAAAACAATTTACTTTTAGAGAAAATAGAAAGGGCTGGATACGATTCGATCAGTGAATTTTCCAGAGCTTGCGGCGTGGCACAAACGACTGTTGGTCATTTTGTAAACATGCAAAAATCACCCATAAATTCTCATAGCGGTGAATATAGTCAAGCATTTATGAAAATAGTTGATTTTCTAAAATGCATGCCGGAAGACGTATTTCCTGAAAAACTAATGGATAAAAAAATAAAGGGATACAAAAAAGAATTTAAAATAGACGCCGACGATTTGGTCTCATCTTTGCGTTCACTAACAATTGAACCAGAAAAAAAGATGATCATGGATCAAGCAGAGAAAAATTTTAAAACACTATTAAAAGAAAAAATATCATCACGGGAATATGAGATTTTAAAGATGCGATTTGGATTGGATGGCAGCGAAAAATATACACTTGAGGAGGTGGGCGAAAAATTTAACCTTTGTGGTGAGCGCATCAGATCTATTGAAGTAGGAGCAATGAGAAAATTAAAAAGCCGATCCACTTTTAAGCAAACAAGAAGCATTTTTGAAGATTATACATCAGCGAGGAATTAAAAATGAGCGGCGAAACGAAACAACGAATCAGTGAATTAGAAGCAGAGATTGCACGACTGAAGGCGGCGCAGCCAACACTGCGCGATCAGTTTGCAATGGCGGCAATTCCTTTAGTTGGAAGCAGGATAGATTGGAAATTCCCCAACGGTCAATATGACGTTGCGCGGGCTTCCTATGATATTGCCGACGCCATGTTGTGGTGCAGGGAAAACAACACGCAAAAAGTTTAAGGGGGAAATCTCCCCGCAGCCGTATTCATCAACGGGCGAGCGTTCAAAGGCGCTACAAGGTATTGTTCTGGCCCCCGTAAATTTTTAGCACCAGTGAAACAATACAAGATGAATTTTTAAAATAACGGAGATTAAAAATGCCAAGAATTGAACTGACAGAAGTTGAACGCATGAAGTTAGCAAAGGCAGGAGCTGACAGCATCCCATGCACGCACGGATGGCAACCGATTGAAACGGCACCAAACGACGGCACGCCATTTATTGGCATACAAACATTCAAGTCAATTAAACTGGTCGCTATGGCAATTGTTAAAAGAAATCCAAAGCTACCTGAAAAAATTTGGCAGTGCTGCACATCTGTAACGATTTACAATTCACAACCAAACGGCGAGGGAAACTATACTGCTTTGCCATTTCTTACCCACTGGATGCCATTACCAAAACCGCCACGGGATCAATCAAAATGACATGGCAAACAATAGAAACTGCGCCAAAAGATGGCACCCGCATTATTGTATATGCAAACGGGCATACGAAAAATGGCGTATGGGGCGGCATTGAAGGGTCTTGGGTGGGGGAAGTTTTTTGGAAAGATAAGTGGTATGGCTATGAAACCGGTGGATGGATGATCGCCAACTGTGATGAAGAATATGGATGTTTTGTTATAGCAACCCACTGGCAACCATTACCACAACCACCACAGGAAGAACCAAACTGCCTTACCATTCCTTACCCACTGGATGCCATTACCGGAGCCACCGAAATGACAATATCAATGGACAAACAATACCGCACCCGTGACGGTCGGGAAGTACGGATTTATGCAGTGGATGGAATGAACCATAATAAAGTTCATGGGGCAATTAAATTGGAAAATGGTTGGGGGATAACAACTTGGCGGGATGATGGTGTGGCATGGGATACTAAATACGATCTTGTCGAAGTCAAACCCCGCATCCAGCGTGAGTATTGGCACAATGTCTACCCTAATGCCCGTGATGTTAACATTCAAAAAACCAGAGAAGACGCGGACTTTTTGGCGGCATATAATCGCATTGCCTGCGTCAAAATCACCATAGACTGCGAAGAAGGGGAAGGTTTGTGATGGACATTGTTGAACAGTTGCGGGATTTACTTCCGACAGAAACGGGTGGCTACGATGCTTATGACCATCATGAACGGGCGCATAAACATGCCGCTGACGAGATTGAACGGCTGCGAAAAGAAGTTGACCAACTGCGCGCAATCAGCAGAAAGCTATATGTTGAAAAAGCGCATTTGCTTGCAGACAAAATATCAAATGAAATTATGCGAGAAAACTACGACAAGTTGGTTTTAGAAAATGCAAAATTAAGATCCGACAATTCAAAAATGCACCAGAAGTTGGCAAAGGGGAAGCCGAAGCCTCCCCAAAAAGATCAAGCCAAGTCTTCTTCAAAGAAGTCTTCGTCTTCTTCTTCTTCTTCTTCTTCTTCGTCCTCGTCTTCGTCATCAGACATAGTTGACGAATCAATGACTTCATAAAGAGAATTGATCAGAAGATATAGCGAACCAATACGCTCAGGATATGAACGCTCAAGAAAGTCGGCGGAGAAGTCAAAGGAAATTTCTTCTGCGCCCTCTTCGTCAACGGAGACGAATGCAGTACCGATAATGCTAGTCATGAGTAAGCTCCTGAAAACGGAAAAAGGGATTTACCATCAAAAACTACTGAACTGATATGACAATCAAAAGACATATTTGTTGCGAAATGCCGGACGGCCGCGAATCAATTCACAAAATTCTGGCGGCATAAGATTAAAATCATCATCAAACGTCAGAAAAACAAAGCCAGGGCATGAGCGGCTTGCCGTGCCTTCCGCATATTCAAATTGCGGCCCAAATGGATTTCCCAGCATGCCAGCCTCAATGCCGTAGTGGCTGCCGCGCCTGTTCCTGACGGCCGTTAATTGCAGCTGGTGGGTGTGAGACGTCACGATATTAATGCCTGAGTGTAGGGCATTGTTCCAGCCAGCGTGAATGCCAGAGCGAAAGCGGTGGCGGATCTCGACGTCGTTAATGATGGTCGCCCAACAAAACTGCCACTCAGGAAAACGGTCCTTTAAGTGGCCGGCATAGTCTTCAAGTTCTGGCGCGGCCGACGCAAGGTAATTGTCAACACGGATGTCGTGATTACCCATTGTCCATATTTTTTGATTGGCGAGTGGCAGCATCTTAATGTGCGCCCTGACGGCTTCAATTTCTTCCGATATTTTGGGCGCCCTAGATCCCAAGGCGCGACTGTGGCGCGACACGCGGGCGCCATCGAGAATATCGCCATTGAGAACAATACAGTCTGGTTTAAGTTGCTTGGCGACCTTGGCAAAGGCCTTCCACATAATGGTTGGCTCGCCTGGCCAGATGTGGGCGTCGCCGCCAATCAATATGCTTTTTATATCGGTTTCAGGATAATGGATGGCGGGAACTGCCCAATTCTGTATTTCGGTTTTCTTTTCTTCAAATAATTCTGGATATGTATCTTTTGCAATTTTTAGTCTTGATTGAACTGTCTGTCGGGGTAAGTTCATTACAAATGCCGTACCCCGTATAGATTTGGTTTCATTATATATTTTAATGGTATGAGCCATTACCTCATCAGGCGTAAAACGTCCCACGGTACAATTCCTTATCCGTTAAGGCTTTGCAATATAAACACTTTTATTATGTAAATAAAATGACACACATTTTTACTTTACAAATCATTTATAACATGCATTGATTTTTACACTAACAACTAACTAAAGATTGTAAAAAACATGGTTAAAGGAAGTGTAAAATATCAAGACCTGTTTGATCAGGGTTTCATGATTATCAGGCGAGAAGAATACGAGCGGCTGATAACTGATGTAAAATTTTACGAAGAGGCGCTGCAAATTATTTCGGTTGAGCCTGGCATTTTAAATGTCATTGCCGAAAAAATGCGCCGCCTCGCGCAGCACGCATTAAAAAAATACCACTGACCTTTGAGGCCAGTGGCAAGTTCTGCCCAGTTCAGGGGGAGTGGCCTGAACTTGTTTTAACATAATAGGTGAATGACATGGATGCAATGAAAAAAGCGATACTGAACATGTGGAATAAGGGTTATTCTAGCACAATGATTGCGCGAGAGACGGGCAAAACGCGCAGCGCCGTCATGGGCATTGTGTCAAGACACCGCAAAAAAAATGTAGAAAGTGTAAGATTTTGCCACCCAATAATGTCAGTCATTAAAAAAGCAAAAAAAGAAAACCCGGCCCAGCCAGTTAAAAAAATATCAATAAGCAAAGTCAGAATACCCCTCATGTTTGAGG